CTACCCATCAGGCCGATATTCCAGCCGTCAGACGGGCGGAATACCACCCAATCACCAATCTTGATGTCGCCCCACTGCCAAGAGCCGCTTGGGTCTTTGAAGGCATTGGGGCCAAGAGCAATGACAATCCCACATTTTGATTGATACGCATCCTCTGCACGGTGCTGATCCGGCAAAATAATGCCGCTCTTGGTCTTTTCCGGGCGCATATAGACCGCAACGATCACATGGTTGTGCAGCACTTCAAATTCGGAAATATCCCCAAGGCGCTCAAGTAGATCTGCCTTGGGGTCGAGTTCATGACTCATTTGGATATGCGGCAAGGGTATTCTCCGTATTTTTAATTTTTCAGCGTAGCCTTACGGGCTTCATCAAGAACATATGTCAATTTGGCAAGCCCCTCAAGCCGTCCTCGGGCTCGCCAGTATTCTTCAAAAGCCCCAACAGGGCCGTTTAGCACCAGATCGGTATAGCGTTCGATTTCTTCAAGGACGATCTTATTTGCTTCATGCTCAAATTTGTCAAGTAGGGACATATTTACTCCTATTCAGCGCCCCTCCGCCCATACCAGCGGAGTTTCTCAAGCCTACCCTTACCGCCGCCTGCGCCATCGTCAAGCTTATATTCAGCGCGCCCACCAGACTTACGCGGCATAGGCGCACCCTGCGGAGGCATTGGCATAGGCATAGGCATGGGAGCAGCGGGAGGGGGCGCCCCACCACCCATCGGCACGGGAATAGGCATTGCACCGCCCGCGCCGGGCCCAGCCAATCCATTCGGCCCCATAGGCACCGCACCAATGGGTGGCTGCATACCGGGAGTCTTTGGCTGGGCATCAATCACGATGTTGATGTTGGTTTTACCCTTGGCGCGGCCACCACTAGCACGTGCGGTGCGGCCACCCTTAGGCCGAGTCCCCTGCATGGCGCCATCAAGAGAGCCGCCGCGCTTATACCCCTTCCCGACATGGCCGCCGATGATGTCACTTAGCAGTGCCCCCGGGACGAAAGCATCCTCTAGGGCTCCACCTACACTTTTCCCGACCTTGCCACCCTCACGCTTGCCGGTCAGTGATTCCTTGCGAACCATCTTTTTGACCAGCGCGCGATCTTCTTTTTCATCGGAGTGCTTAGGAGCGCCACCCCGCTTAAACCCACCAACATGCTTCACGCCTTCGCGCTTTTCATTGGCCTCCCGCACATCGCGGTTGATAAGGCTGTCCGCAGTCAACGCACTACCGCCAGATTTACGCGGCTTGCGGCCCATGTGGTGCTTGGCATCAGCGCCATCAACCCTGGTTTCTACGCGGCCACCCTTACGGAACTGACGACGCGAAAGAGGCCGTGCGCCCGTAGCCACATCAGCATTCAAATCAGGATAGGCATCAAAGTCTGAAGCGTCCACCTTCCCGCTCTCGGCAGTCGTCAGGCGCTTGGCCTTTTCGTGCATCTTGCGGCGGGCTTCTTTGGCAGCTTCAGACATGGGCAAACCTCACGCAGGAGTAGTAAATCCGCTTGTAGCCACTTTCACACGAAAATGCAACCTATGCGTTGCTATCGGGCGCGAGGTTCGTAACCTATGCGTTACGTCCCGCTATCCGGCTTCATTCTAGCAGCACGCAGGGCCTCGCGTTCAACTTCCTTGTTGCCCTCATGGATCACCATTTCCTTGAGGATATCCATTTGCTCAATCCGCTCTTTACTGGCGCGATCAAGGGCTTGCTGCTCAACCTTGCTATCGGCCATTTTCCCCTTCAGAACAACTTCGGCTTGCTTGGTCCGGGCATCCAGCAGATCGGCCTGCGCCATAATCGCATCATTCTCATCATTCATGGCGCCTTCGCCACCACCGCCTGCCCCAGCTTCGTGCGTCTGATTGCGGGTGTAGTAGCCCTGCTGGGCCTTCAGATCAACTTCCTTGGCCTTGGTCTGGGCATCCATCATGCGAGCCTGCGCCTCAGTCTGCGCCGTCTCAGCCTGCATCATATCCTTCATCACCTCAGGCGGCGGAGTCGCACTGGCCGAAGGCGGAGCAAAGAACTGCTGCGGGTTACTCCAGCCCATCGCCTGCATTGCAGCCGTCGCAATGGCCTTGGGATCAAACATGCCGGGGTCTTGCTGGGCAAGCTGTATAAGGCCCATGATCTTCATCATCCGCTGCCCGTGCGACGCGGTGTTCGGATCGGCCTGCGGACACAGGTCAAAGTCCTCCAGCGCCTTCAGGAACGTTGCCTCATCCCACGGCGTAGACTGCTTGAAGTTCCGCTGCCAGAAACTCTCGGGATGCTCTTGGAAAATGCCGCACAGCAGCCGAAACTCTTCAGCCTGCCCGGCGTGCAACCGCTTATGCACGGAGTTCAGCACCTTGGTCGCTTGGTCAATCATCGCCAACGTGGTGCCCACAGGCGCATCAGGCCTGCCCTCGCCCACTTGCATCTCGCTGGTTCCGCCAACACGCTGTCCAGTGCCTTCCATGGCCTGCGTCAACTGCATCAACGGTGCCATGCCCTGCGCATTATACGGCAGCGGCATCACCGCCTGCTGGATGGGCATTCCATTGGTTTCAATCTGTGCGCCGCCCCCCGGAGGCACACGGAAAATATTGGTATTCTGCCTTGCGGCGCTTTTGGCCACCAAGAATCCGGGGAAGTTGGCATACATCCCATTATCCAGCATTTCCCGCCAAGCAGCGGTCAAGGCATTGGTCGTATTGCCCAGAATATGCAGTAGGCCAATGTCGTAAAAACCAAAGCCCGGCACAAACTGATACTTGACGAACCACTTGCGCGCAACCGGGAGTTCTTTCGTGTCCTCGTTGTAGTTCCTGACAATAGACAGCACTTCTTTGCTGGATGCGTCAATCGTTACGCGATACGGAACCTCTAGCCCACTGACCTTGCCCTTATATTTATGCTCAAATCCCGTAATATCCAGTTCGCAGTAGCACTCGTAAATCTCGCGGTCACGGTCATCAGGGTGCCCCGCATCATCACGCACACCCTCCTGATCCCGCTTTTCCCGCTGGGCAGCATCCAGATCAGGCGCTAATGGCGTGCCCAACTCAATGTCCCGATACACGCCCAGAATCTGCATCCGGCGCATTACTGAGGGCCGCATCATAATCCGGTGCGTCACCCGCTTGGCATTGGCCAGATCAGTCGCCTCATTATTGACGATCAAATCCCCGGCATCCACCGACTCAGACACGGGTCTTTGCCGCAGCGGGCAGTAATACACTTTCTTGAACGCAGTCCCGCCAAAGCCCAGCATCAACAGCATCCGGTCGGTATCGGGGTAATACTCTGACGCAGTGCTGGTCAAATAATGGTTCAGGTCGCGCTCCAGCGCGTTCGCCAGCGCATCCTCTTCTGCTGTAGCATTGTTATCATCATTCCTGATCTTCACCGGCCCGTCAGTCGGCAGCAATTCCGCGCGCGCATTGGCCTGAAACCGCAGCACAGCCTCCAGCAGCAATGGATGCCGCACCTTGGACATTCCCTCAATCGGCGCACCATCCACCTCGCCCTGCGTCCCCGGCACCTCCAGCTTCAGCCCCAGCAGGCGGATACCCTGCGCACGACTTTCCACCCATTCTCGGCGGCTTTCGGTATCATCCTCAATCCCGCGCACCAGTTCATATGCGATCCGGCTCAATTCGCTATCGGGAATCCGCTCCGCCAGATTGTCAAACCACCCTGCGGGCTCCTTGTCGGAGGCATTCTCCAGCGGTTGCCCATTGAGGGACACCTCGATAGACCCGTCCGCATATTCGATGGACAGCAAATTGCCCTTTTCGTCATAGTTCCCGCGATCTTCCGGCTCGCCATCATCAATAATGACCTCAACCGGCCCTGCTGCGCCTAGACCTGCGGGAGTGTTCATGTAAATCAGCCCTCTTGTCTACGCGGCCCCAGCGCCTCGACCTCATCATCGAACAACACTCGCGCCTGCGTGGCCGCATCCTTAGCAGAAGTCGCCTTCAGTGTATATATCCGGCGATAGTCCAGCGGCTCGTCACCAATCACAGTCACTTCGTACTGCATACCGCCTAAATCATCAATCCACACCTCTGAAGTATATTCCACGTTTATTTTCTCACTTGTTGGTTAAACCGGATATAGCGGGGCATCAGCCTTACGCCCCCTGAAGTGCATACTTTCCTCAATCTCGTTAGCGCGCTCGGGGCTGCGGGTCAACATACCCATATCGCGCAACTTACGGATTGCCTGGGATACCGTGTCACAATTATGCACCAGTATGCCATTTGCATAATAACAGTGGGCTCCATCAACCGTCATGTTGTAGACCATTTTTGTGTTTGAGGTATATGTCCGTGACTTTTCTGGTTTTTCCTGTTTCGTATCTTGATGCTCGGTTCGCACACGGGGCACTACAAAACTTTTTTCTACTGTTTTTGTGCGTAAAATCCCCCCCACACCATACGCATACTCCGCCCTCACGGGGCTGCATAGCCAATCTCGCAGCCCTTGCGGCAGCGAGATGCTTGGCTGTATTTTCCCTGTGCCATTTCCTACCCTCTTCTGACTTATGCCATTGAGAAGCGAGAGGGCGAATGCCTTCAAGGTGGGCCAAAACCTTTTCTCTATCAACATCCTTAGGCATTGAGCGATGCACGCGCATCGGTAAGCACTCAAGGTTGTCAGGATCACAATTAAACGTATCGCCATCCTTGTGATGGACTTCATACCCTTTAGGGGCTTGGGCGCCGTTCGCATCTTCCCAAATCGCAACGTGGAGGCCTTTAGCCCCTCGCCTGTCATTGGTTCGTCGGTATGTCGCGAGGTAGTATTTTCTTTTCCCGCCCATTCTTCTGAATGTGATCCCATTAAAGACCACACGTTCTGGCGGATTATTTGGATCGAGTCGCATACAGTGCTCCTTACAACCTTGGTCGATGTGGATACTGTATCAAGGGGAACCCACCCCCTGTCAAGGGAAAACACAGGATGCTCCGGCGTGCCCTCTAGGCCAAGAGTCCTTACTGTAGCGGCTTCCCCGGTGGGGCCACATGCGATAATTTCTCTAAACCCCATTGGGGTTAACGCCATATCACCCTCGCGTATTTCCTCTATTGGCACATTCCCTCGTGCGGTAGCGATCATGGTTCCTCCCACAAAGCACAAATCATCGTTCTTACCACGTGGGAACTGACTGACCTGATTAATCACCTTCTCGGCCCACTCCTTGTCAGGCGCATGGATAATACCATCTGCAAACAAGTGCTGCACTGAATACAACCGCGCCACCTTATCAAGCGCCCCCGGATTAGATAGCCGCACAGCGAATGGCTCATGCGAATACACACGCCGCATTTCCTGCGCCACACTAATGCCACTCGCTTTATTCTCAATCAGCAGAGTATCCACCTTAAACTTTCGCGAGGTCAGCGCAATCTTCTCTACAAGTTCATGGAAATCCAACCGCTCCGCCCATGCATACATCAGCATTACATGCGGGACAATCACATTCGTTCCCGTCGGAATATTCACCACCCCGTTAATAATCCCCATCTCGGGCGACCACTTAACTTGGTGCTGGTAAATCCCCCAAACCGTCATGGCGGAATAATCGCTAGTCTGCCTCTCTCCATAAGCCGTATCACAGCTGCCAATCACATAATCAAACTCAGGATAGGCATCCCCCTCCCACAAGTTCCACCACTCGCGCTTGATAATTCCGCCCCCTTGCGGCTCTGGTCTCTGCTGATACTGTCCAGAAGTCGTAAACGGACCCCACTCCGCCTCCTGCGCCTTCGCCTCGGGCTCCCCCACAACCTCTGGCCACAGTAGATCGCCTTCCTTCGTCCTCGGGTCTTCCCATCCGATACTCGTCACACACTTGCGATCCCCCTCAAACCGCATGGGGATCATCAGGTGCTCCCACCCTTCCGCATTCTTGTCGAGCAAATACCCCGTCAAGTCATTCTCAGCTACCCGCTGCTGAATGATGATATACGCGCCATTTTTCTTGTTGTTCAAACGGCTAGTCATCGTGCCAGACCACCATTCCGTCACCGCAATACGAGAAGCCTCGGAGTTGGCGTCACTGGCGTCGTTCGGGTCGTCAATAATTATGACGTCCCCGCCCTCGCCAGTCGCTCCCGCAGTAACCGACCTAATCAGCCTCTCACCACCCTGCTCGTTGCCATAGCGGCTTTTCGCATCGCTATCCTTACGCAGCGTTACCCGATCACCAAAAAGGTTCTGATACCACTCCGTCTTGAGCAAATCACGACACTTGCCACTGTCACGCTCGGCTAATTGCAACGAATGCGATGCGCACAAGAACTTCACCCCCGGCCCACTGGTGAAACTCTTATGCGACTGTGCCCACACCCACGCCGGATATGCCACCGACACAAGGTTCGATTTACAGCAGCGTGGAGGTATGTTGATCAGGAGCCGCTTAATCTCCCCATCCGTCACCGCCTCCAAATGCTCCGCAATGGCCTCAATATGCCATCCACCCGTAAACGGCGCCGGATCGAAATGCGGCCACGCCATCTGCAAGAAGTTATACAGGCTTTGCTCAGCCTCATACCGCTCAATCGCCTTCATCTGCTCCCGCAGATCAATGTTAATACCACCAATGTTAATGAAGGGAGAGGTGTTGGACATCAATTCAACTCAGCAGCTTCCAAATATGGAATGCGCTCAATGCCTATGTTAATTACATACCTGTGGGAGCCCAGCAGCAGTTCCCAATCGCCCACCTTGACCAACTCATCAATGGTATCCTCGCAGGCACCCATGCTGGTCAGCGTGTCCCCCAGCGCGAACAACACGCATTGCATCTCATCACGCTCAGACAAAGCATCGTCAGCGGGAATGCTTGCGATCCGGCTGCCCATCTTCTGTTTCTTTCCCACCAAATAATTCCTCCATCAGCGCATCGTCATACCCACTCCACTCAAAACGGCATGGCCGTGGCTCTGGCGGAGGACTAGGCTTGCCACGCCGCTGCGTCAAGCCCTGCAATATGCGGGATAGTTTGGTCATACCAACCCCATTTTAATCAGGTGAATGCGCCTCTGGATTTGCTCAGCCTTGGTCCGGCGCAGATCGGTAGGAACCTTATTGACGGCGGGCCTATACAGATCGCGGATGTGAACATTAGGTAGCGCATTGATGTCCTGAAGCGCAGTAATGAACATTTTTAGGCCGTTCACAGACTTTTTATGCCCGTCCTTTCGGATGCGCTTTTTTGCGACACGAATTTGCGTTGTCTTAGCCATGGTCGTGCAGCGTAATGGGTGATGTAGTGGGTGTCAAGTTATCTCACGCCACTCCATCTTACCGGCTTTCCGCTGCAATCCCCGCATGGCCCGACTTATTCTGCCCCTGGCTATACCAGTAATTTTAGATGCCTCGCCTATAGAATTGAATTCCTGCCCCGTTGTCGCACACAGCACGCGCTTAGATGGCGTTCCCTCTTCCGGTAAATTCGGAGCGTAACCCCTATAGAAAATATATCCCCGTGTGGATTTTTGCACACCACGGAGCACTCGAACTATTTCCTTGTTGTCTATGCCGTAATGCTTGGCCGCGTCTAACGGTTTGTAAAAAACCATTCCGTCGTTGAAGCACGTAAATTTTTTAGCCTCCCTTTTGGCTTGCGCCTCATTGCGCTTTCGTTCCGCATTTTCTTTCCTTTCCTTGCCTATATCACACCCAAGTGGCCTCCCTAACTTTTTACGCCAATGGTTTCTATTGGCGTCTCTAAGATGCTCCTTTGTTTCTTCCGTTACCACTCTGCCCCATTGCCCTTCCCCGCCAAAAGTAAAGTTTGCCAAATCTCTTTTTTCGTGCGTTGCGATTAAAGCCCTTTCAAGCGAAAAAGCACACGCCTCACTCATGTCACTTTTGACTATTTCAACTTCTACCGCACATCCCAATGATTTTACTTTGCGTTGTATTTTTTTGTGACGGTCGTTTCGGTCATACATGTTCCATGCGCGCTTTTCGGCCCCCTTACCTATGTAAAACACTTTCCCCGTATCTGTACGGCGGTGCCGATAGACGTAGAAGATCTTGCTAGGCGAGTTTCTGGTGGTTTTTCCTATGCACCCCATTTAGCAAATTATCCGCACGTAGTCAACAAAAAGAGGGTGTGGGGGCTCTTTTCTAGGGCGGATTTTTCTGAAAAAAAATTTTTTGGTGGGTGTTTGTTTGCGCCTTGCCTACATACATTAACCCATCCCCATCATCTGAGGAAAGGGGGCGCGGCCCCCTTCGTTTCTGACGAAACGGGGCGCGGCATGTGGG